CTATAGCATGTTCCCGGTAGCGCGTCAAGTAGTAGAGTAAATCGCTCAACATCACTTGACAGGTTCCCGGGAACATGCTCTAATGTACTCAATGGGAAGCGATGGTGCTGACCAGACAGAGGGGCTAAAAATGGGTCGCAAGTATCTTAGGTGTGCCGAGACGGCGAAGCTGGTGCGTCAGGCTCTGAAGGAGTCGTTCCCTTGCGTCAAGTTCTCGATTAGGTCTAGCACTTACAGTGGCGGGGCGTCGATAAACGTGTCTTGGGTTGATGGTCCGACGAGTAAGCAGGTCGAGCAGGTCACCGATGCGTTTTGCGGTGGTTATTTTGACGGGATGATCGACTATAAGGGCTCGGTCTATCACAAGCTCGACGGAGAGTCGGTTCACTTCGGTGCGGATTTCATCTTCACGCGCCGCGAAGTGTCTGACGCGACGGTCTGGGCGGCGATCAACGACATCGCGCAGGGCTATAACGTCGAGCCGATCACGGTAGAGGCGTACCGGCAGGGTCGCGCGTGGAACTGGAAGAATGCGGGCGGTTGCGATCTCGGGTCGGCGTTGAATGGCTGGTTTGAGGGCAAGCACTATCCGGGCACCGAATCTTGGCATGGTGTAGATCAAGGAATGGAAGCCCTGCCGAGCATGACTCTGGCTCGTGTGGAGTTCGATGGGTCCGACGAGTACGGACAGCCCTACGGGTCGAACGGCTATCCGAGAGCAGCCTAGTAAATCACTCGGGAACCCTTGACAAGTTCCCGGTAACGCGATCTACTCTAGTCATCGGATCAGCAACTACTAGAGGAAAGCAAAATGATCTACTACATCACTCGCAGCGCAAACGGTGGCCCGGAAGTCGTCGTCGGCGGGCGCTCATTTGACACGAACCGCCCGAATGTCACGTATGAATCGGCGGATGCAGCCAAGGCGGCGATCCAGGCTATCCGCGCGTCCTATCAGGGGGCGCGTAATTCCCGCGGAGGTGATCTGCCGGTGGATTACATCGTAAGGCAATGACCAGCACCCCCCGTGTAGCCAAGACCCGCCAGCGCCAGCGAGAAGCTGGGCTAGTGCGGGTCGAACTAATGGCGTTCGTGCAGGATATAGAGAAAGTGCGAGAGTACGCCTCTATGCTCCTGATCAATCGCATGATGGCAGAGCAACTAACCAAACCACCAGACAAGCCAAAGACCTGAACAAAGCCCGACCTGACAAGTCGGGTTTTTTGTTGGTGTCTCGCATGTGACAGAGAAGCGTAGGTGTTTACCATTAGCAGTGTCACATAGGTGACAAGTGAGCATTCGTAAGTCATTGACACGCATAGACGCTGCGATTAGGTGTCAAAAAGGTTAGGGTGAAGTGACCGAAACGCATGTAATCCATGTGGCACAATACTAACTAGGGGTTTTCTTCTGCTATCGCATTCGCAAACCCCACACGAACGGGATTAGCTCTCATCCCGTACCCTTCTCTCAGAACTTTGGTGAGCGGTCACTAACGTGGAAGCGGAAAAGTATCGTCCGAATACCGCAGGACTGCGCAGAGGCGGCGGTCGTCCTAAGGGCGTGCCCAATAAGATGACGACAGCAGTAAAGGACGTGATCGCGGGCGCCGCAGAAGAACTTGGCGGAATGGCTCGGCTGGTCGAGTGGGCTCAGTCAAGCCCGAAGAACGAAGCCGCGTTTTGGACGATGATCTATCCTAAGCTGCTGCCGTTGCAGCTAACTGGCGCAGACGGCGGCGCTATCGTCATCCAGCACGTCGAGCGCAGACTAGTCGAACACGCCCCCCTGGTGATTGATGTCGAGCCTGTCGAACGGCACGCTTCGCATTGATACGCCCAAGGCGTTTGCGCCTCTCCTGGACGACAAGGCGCGCTACTTGGGCGCGTATGGCGGGCGAGGTTCTGGGAAGAGCCACTTCTTCGCCGAGCTACTGGTTGAGTACTGCATCCGCCACCCAGGCACTCGAGCAGTCTGCGTCCGAGAGATCCAGCGCACGCTAGCTCAATCCTCGAAACGGCTGATCGAAGACAAGATCCAGTCGCTGGGAGTCGGTAGCCTGTTCAAGATCAGCGAGCGCGAGATCCAGACACCGGGCGGCGGGGTCATCCTGTTCGAGGGCATGCAGCAGCACAATGCCGATTCGATCAAGAGCCTGGAAGGCGTCTCGATAGCGTGGGTCGAGGAAGCCCAGAACCTGAGCCAGCGCTCCCTAGACCTGCTGCGCCCCACGATCAGAGCGCCAGGCTCGCAATTGTGGTTCAGTTGGAACCCTAAGCTCCCCACAGACCCCATTGATGTGCTCCTGCGTGGCGAGTATCCGCCCCCGGACGCTATCGTCGTCGAGGTGAACCATGACGGCAATCCCTGGTTCCCGGACGTGCTCAAGGCGGAAATGGAGTATGACCGCAGGCGCGACCCAGACAAATACGCCCATGTCTGGCTCGGCGCTTACGAATCCCGCTCAGAAGCCCGCGTGTTCAAGAACTGGCGCATCGAGGAGTTCGAGATAGAGCCTAGTTGGACGCTCAGGCAGGGCGCGGACTGGGGCTTCAGCATCGACCCGTCAGTTCTGGTTCAGTGCGCCATAGTCGGGCGCAATCTCTACGTCACGCATGAGGCGTATCGGGTAGGCTGCGAGGTTGACATGCTCCCCGAGCTGTTCCTGAGCGTCCCAGACGCCGAGCGATGGCCCACGGTGGCAGACTCGGCCAGACCAGAGACGATCAGCTACATGCAGCGGCACGGGTTCGGACGCATGACGGCGGCGGTGAAGGGGGCGCGGAGTCTGGAAGAGGGGATAGCGTTCCTCCAGTCGTTCGACATCATCGTCCACCCGCGCTGCAGGCATACGTCGGACGAACTGACCGCCTATTCCTATGCCACGGACCCGCTCACGGATGCGGTGCTGCCGAAGCTACGCGACAAAGACAACCACGTCATCGACGCTTTGCGCTATGCCTGCGAGGGAGCGCGCAGGATGGGAGCGCTGGCGAAGCTTGCGCCGCCTAAGTACAGCGTAGCGGGGATCGTATGAACCTAATGAAGCTGTTCCAGCAGTCGAAGCAATCGCTTGCTGACATTGCGCGTCTTGACGAAAGGTGTAAGATACTGGACGAAACTACAGCGGCGCTCGCTGACCGGGTGAAGTCTCTGGAGGCAGCGCGCAACCAGGGCGAAGCTCATGGCGCAGAACCGGTCCAAGTCAAGCGCGGTCGAGGCAGACCACGAAAGGCTGTTAGCGGCGATTGATACCGCCCGCGAGAACAGCTACGGTACCGACGAACAGTCGGAGATTGGTTCCAAGCGCGCAGAGAGCATCGACGCCTACCTCGGGCGAAACACGATGCCGGCGCCGCCGGGACGCTCGCAGGTCATTGATCGCAGCGTCTACGAGACGGTCCACACTCTCCTGCCGTCCCTGACGAAGATCTTTGCCGGGTCGAGCGATGAGGTGTGCAAGGCGGTACCGATTGGACCGGACGACGAGCAGGCGGCAGAGCAGACCACCAGCGTTCTAAGCCACGTCGTCACCGAGAAAAACCAGTGGGAGCAGGTCGTTACCGACTGGCTCCATGATGCGATGCTGTTGGGAAACGGCTACTGCATGGCGTACTGGGACGAGAGCAAGCGGATGGTCCGCGAAGTCTACGAGGGGCAGTCGGACGATCAGGTTGCTGCGCTCTTGCAAGACAAGGCGATTACCGTAGTCCAGCACTCCCAAGCGGTCGATGAGCAGGCTACGGCAGACCAGCAGCAGGCGTACCAGCAGGCTCTAGGGCAGTACCAGCAGGCGATGGCTCAGTGGCAGCAGATCGCCCAGCAAGCGCAGCAGGCGGGCAAGCCGCCACCTCCGCAGCCACAACCCCCGCAGCCTCCCCAGCCTGTGCTAAAGCATGATCTGGTGATTGAGCGGGTCGAGAACGATGGGAAGGTCTGCATCAAGACGCTGCCTCCCGAGCATTGCTATGTCTCGGTAGATACGCCGGACTGGACCCTGCTCGAAGCGCCCTACTTCGAGTTCCGTCAGGAGCGATCGCTGGGTGAACTGCGTGCGATGGGGTTCGATGTTGCCGACGATATCTCGGACGACGACGAAGCGCGGGACTCTGAGGAGGACTTCGCGCGGGATCGGTACTCCGAGGATCGCTATGCCGACGACAATGGAAAGGGTGCGACTCGGCGTGTCTGGACGCGGATGATCTGGGTGCGGGCGGATCTTGAGGATGAGGGGATCGACCGGCTTTGGTATGTGATCGCAGTGGGTCGGACGATCCTCTATGCCGAGCCCTGCGGGCGTATTCCGGTGGCGAGCATGACGTGCCAGCCGTTGCCGCATCGGCATCCAGGCATGTCGGTGGCTGAGACGGTGCTGGACATCCAGAGCGTGAAGACTGCGGTAACGCGGGGTGCGCTCGATAGCCTGTATCTGGCGAATGCTGGGCGGCACGCCATCTCCAGTCGGGTGAACGTCGAGGACTTCCTCGATGCGCGTCCGGGTGGCGTGGTGCGGATGCTGGATGACTCTCTCCCGGCTGAGGGTCACATCATGCCCCTGCAACACCCGTTCATTCTGGGTGATGCGATTGGCAGTCTGGAGTATTTCGATCAGGTTCGGCAGAACAGGAGCGGGGCGAGCCGGTACTTTAGCGGCACGGACGCTAATGCCATCAACAAGACGGCAAGTGGCACTATCGCGCTGCAAAACATGGCGGCGATGCGTGTCGAGCACATGGCTCGCATGATGGCGCCGGCGGTCGAGCACCTATTCAGCATCGTGCTGGAGATCATTTCAAAGCATCAGAACAAGCCTCTCGCTCTCAAGCTGAAGGGCAAGTGGACGCTTGTCGATCCGCAAGCCTGGCGCACGAAGCGCGATATCAGGATCAGCGTGGGTGTGGGCGCGGGCAACAAAGAGTCGATGCAGCAGTCGCTGATGCAGACTTTCAACGCTCAGATGGCGGTGCTGCCGCTCGGTGTGGCGAAGCCTGACAACATTCACGAAACCCTGACCGAGATTTCCAAGCTGGCTGGATACGCGAACCCTGCGCGGTTCTGGACTGATCCCTCTCAATCGCCACCGATCCCGCAGCCGCCGATGCCCGAGCAGATCAAGGCTCAGTCGGATCAGCAGATCGAGCAGATGCGGATTCAAGCCGAGCAACAGAAGTTCGGGGCTGAACAGCAGTTAGAGCAGATGCGGATGCAGCAGCAGGCGCAACTCGACGCCCAGCGCGAGGAAATGCAGGCTCGCCAGAAGACGCTAGAGCAGCAACTCAAGGCTGAACTGGAGCGCGAGAAGGCTCAATATGCGGCGGCGCAGGAGCAGGCGCGGTTGGAGTTTGAGAGGTGGAAGGCTGAACTCGACGCGGCGGTTAAGTTGCAGATCGCGGGCATGGGTGATGCGACGCAGCGTGATCTTGCGACGCCGGATAACTCCATTCAAAGCGGTATCCATGCGGTGATTCAGTCTATGCAGGCATTAGCAGAGCAGATGAATGCGCCTGCGGAGATCGTGCGCGATCCTGCGACTGGGAAGGCTATCGGGGTGCGCAAGGGCAACACCGAGCGCAAGATTCAACGCGGACCTGATGGTCGGGCGATAGGACTGCAATGAGTTGGCTGGTCATTCCGGTGGTGGTGTTTGTTGTGGTCATGGCGCTATGTGCTATGGCATCGCTGATTGACGACGAGGATCGGCAATGACTCCGCAGGTATATGAAAAGCTGTGGGCGACCGAGGATTACAGGCGGGTTGCGCCTGGGGAATCGCTTGCGTATACGTTCGTCGAGGTGGCGAAGCCCGATGGCAAGGTGATTGATTTCGGCTGCGGAACTGGGCGCGGGTCGCTGCTGATCCATGCGCTGTCGAATGTGCCGATCTTGGGGTTGGACTTTGCTCAGAATGCGTTGGATTACGACGTTGCGGGGACTGGTGTTGTCGAGTTTCGTTGCCACGATTTGCGTAATCCTGTTGGTGGTTGTGAGCCTTTTGGCTATTGCACGGATGTTCTGGAGCATATTGCGCCGGAAGACGTGGATCGGGTCTTGGCGAACATTCTGGAAGCGGCGCGAAGGGTCTTCCTGAGCATTTCCACTGTGCCGGATCATTTCGGTCCGGTATTGGCTGGTGAGCCGTTGCACTTGACGGTGAAAGATCCGTTCTGGTGGCACTCAAAGCTGGAGTCGAGCGGGTTCAAGGTGTCGTGGTCGAGGTACGACGAGCAGTCTGTGCAGTTCTATGGCACTGCGTGGGCTGACGGGGAAGATTTCGAGGACATTTCCAAGCTGAACTGCGAAGAGAGCCTGGTTCTAGCCAACATCAAGGCGAATCTGGATCTTGGGTTGCCGGAAGTCGAGCCGCATCAGATACAGAAGGACGTTGTTGTCCGTTTGTTGGCTGGTGGTCCGTCGTTAGCGGATCACGAAGCGGAGATCGTAGAAGCCGGCAGGCGTGGTGAGCCCATCGTCTGCGTCAACGGCACCTATTCCTGGCTGTTGGATCGTGGGATCAAACCGGCAGCGATGGTGATGGTCGATGCGCGTGAGTTCAATCGGCGGTTTGTCGAGCGTCCGGTCGATACTTGTCGCTATCTGTTGTCTTCTCAGTGCGATACGGAACTGGTCAAGTCGTTGCCGAAGGATCGGACGTGGCTATGGCATGCGGCGGGTAGCGAACTGGTCAAGCGTGCCATTACGGAGTGGTCGCAGGAGCATGACAGTAGGCACGAATGGACGCCGATTGCCGGTGCGTCTACTGTTGTGACCCGTGCAGTTACATTGCTGGCGGTGCTTGGGTATCGCAAGATTGAGATATTTGGCTGGGATTCATGTTTGCGCGGTGATGAGCATCATGCGTATGCGCAACCCGAGAATGACAGCAAGGTGGTTATAGATGTGCAGGTCGGCGAACGAAAATTCCGGTGTCATCCGTGGATGATCGTGCAGGCGAATGAGTTTGTTAAGCTGATGAAGCACGTTTACGGGAAGATCCCGGAGTTGGAGTTGGCAATCCGCGGCAGTGGTCTGATCGCCGCAATTCTTGAGAAAGGGGCAGATCATGGCTGCTAGTGCATGGCGTGTTTACAACGAGGCGAAGAAGTATCTTCTGACGGGTGACATTGATTTGAACACGTCAGCGATGCGGATGAAGCTTTGCAAGGGGACGAAGGCGGCTGCGGTCAGCAACTACACCCGCTCGACGTTTGCGAGCCTGACGCATGAGACGACGAACATCACGACTCCGCTGCGCACGCTGACGAACGTCGCGGTGACGGCCCTCAATGGAAGCGCGACCGTCAAGTTCGATTTCGACGATGAAGTCTGGACCGCATCGGGCGGTGACCTGACGAGTCTTCAATATGCGGTGATTGGCGTCAGTGGTGGCAAGGCGTTGGCGTGGTCAAAATTGAGCACGGCGGCGATTACCGTGACCAACACTAATACGCTGACGATCACCATCAATGCGAGCGGTGCGTTTACTCTTACCGGTGGCACGACGTAACGCTGGATAAAGGTGTAAACAATGGCACTCATCCTCAAACACCAAACCGTCGAGGCGTTCGTCGCGCGAGTCCGCGCGGCATACCGCGACGGGCAGAAAGAGACGCTCGTCGCCATCGCCAAGTTCATCATCAGCCGAATCCAGGCGGGCGACATCACGGACGCGCAGTGTCGGACTGCGTTCGGGCTCAATGCAACGCAGTGGAACAACCTGAAGACGCGGATGAACAACCTGATCACTGCTGACGCGACTATCCAGGGCGCGGTGGGGGAATGATATGCCAATCGTGACGCACACATTCACCTCCTCGACCCAACCTGACGGGCGGATCAGCTACGTCCTGCGGATGTACGACCAAGACGGCACCGAGAAACTGCTGGTAGGTCTACTACCAGCTGGTTTCGATACTGCGGCTTTTGTGAGCGCGAAGATCGTGGACACGGACCTGCAGCTAGCTGAAGACGAGTTTCACGCACTGGTCGGGGTCTAACCTATGGCGAATCGTTATGTCAGGCATACGAGCAGTAATACGTCGCCGTATGACACATGGGCCAAGGCGGCAACGACTATTGTTAGCGCTGTCACTGGGGAGTCTGCTGGCGATGTGATCTATGTATCACAGGTTCACTCTGAAAGTAGCGCGACTCAGCAGAACATCGCATTGGCTGGTACTGCGGCAAGCCCGGTAAAGGTTATTTGTGGCAATGACAGTGCAGAACCCCCGACCGCTACCGCGACGACCGCAGTAGTGACGACCACTAATGGTAATGCCATCACTGTGACTGGGTTTGGTTATTTGTATGGCATAACCTTCAACATCGGTTCCGGGGTGAATAACGTCACTTCCACTCAGTTTGGTGATGGGGGAACGTATCAAGAGTATGAAGATTGTGCATTCAACATAGTGGCTACCGGAGGGAATGCTCCAATTGCTTTGGGAACAATAGCGAACACACAACCGACACGTGTTATATGGCGTAATTGCACCGCGAAAATTGCAGCCTCTGCGCAGGGCATTGTTGGATCACTGTGCACATTTGAATGGTACGGTGGATCTGTATCGAGTGGGTCTAGTGCTGCAACAAGCGGATTTTTCAGAACGAACGCTAGCGGGGAACACAATGAACTCAGAGTGCTCGGCGTAAACCTAGAGCACGTCGGAGTAACCGGTTATCTGTGCGGGAAGATTTCACTTTCTGTGTTGCGAGTAAAGTTTATTAACTGCAAAATTCCGGCGTTCACTACTGGCGGCTTGTATACCGGAACGCTAGAGCCTAGTGATCGCATTGAGTTATACAACTGCGATAGTGCGGACACGAATTACCGTTTGTGGATTGCTGACCTGTGGGGCGAGATCACCAGCGATATTAGCGTCTACAACGATGCAGGGGCAGACGACGGCAGCGCGCAGGGGTTCTCATGGAAGATGGTTAGCACTGCCAACGCAGAGTTTCCGCATCAGACGCTTGTCTCTGGCGAAATTGTCAAGTGGAACGACACTACAACCGGGACGCTGACTGCGACGGTGGAAATCGTCCACAACTCGCAGGGCAGCGGGACGAACGGTGCACTCCGCGATGACGAAATCTGGCTCGAAGTGATGTGCATGGACCCTGGTGCTACTCCGGTGGGCAAGTGGCAGAGCGATCGGTGTGCGAACCTGAACCTAAACAGCAATGCAGCTGATCAAGACTCGTCCGCTGCTGCGTGGACTGGTGATGCGGCGGGGTGGGATACGCAGAAACTGTCGGTCAGCTTCACTCCGAAAGAAAAGGGCTTCGTGCATGCGCGGGTATGCCTTGCCAAAGCCTCTGCCACGGTCTACATCGACCCGCTTCTGACTATCGCCTGACATGGCAGCTGAACGCCAGATCCCAGGCGGTCCGTTTCTCAACGAAGTCGGGACTGCGCAACGGCAAATACCGGATGGTCCGTTCGTCAATGAAACGGTATCTGTTGCCGGTGGATCTACCGTAACTCCAGGGGCAGGCGCGCTATCGCTTGCCGGATATGCCCCGACAGTAGGTGTCACCCAAAGCGCCGCTGTTGGGTTGGGCGCGTTGACCCTGACGGGCTATGCGCCGACTGTTGGCATCACGCAAAGCGCGACGACTGGTTTAGGTGCGCTGACTATCACCGGCTATGAACCGACGGTCACCGCGACATCGGGGCAGACAGTATCGGTTAGTACGGGTGCGCTGACACTGACTGGGTATGCCCCGACCGTCGGGGTGACGTATTCGGCGAGTCCGAATCTTGGTTCCCTGACGATCACCGGATACCAGCCGACTGTTGATGTGACGGCGTTGGGTGAGGTTCGGCTCTCGACGGGCGAACTGATCCTCACAGGATACGCGCCGACAGTCGTCGTTCCGATCATTGTCGGCGTGGATTTGGGATCGTTGACGCTGACCGGCTATGCGCCGGAGGTCGTCAATAGCGGTGATGTCGTTACCCCGGTCGCTGGGCAACAGCCAGCCGGCAAGGCTAGGAAGACCCGGAAGAAGCGTTATCAGGTCGAGATCGACGGCGAGGTGCTGGAAGTATCTTCGCTGCAAGAGGCGCACGAGGTACTAGAGAAAGCCAAGAGCGACGCCGAAGCACTAGCCAAACTCACTGTCGAGCGTGCAGCGAAGGCGAAGAAGCGCACCCCGCACGACATACGCAAGGACGCAAGGAAAGCCCTGCTCCTTCCGAATATCGTAGCCCCGGCGCTGCCTGACGTAGCCGCTGAAGTGCAGGCTGCGATTGAGCAGGCTTATCAATCAGCCATCAACGCGATCGAGATCGAACTGCTGCTCCGTAAGGCGGAACAGGATGACGAGGACGACGTGGAGCTACTTCTACTGCTATGACACCCAACGAAAAAGCCGACCGCGCCCGCGAGATGCTGGAATCCGAGATCTTCAAAGCGGTATTCAACGATATCCGCATGGGTCTGCTGTCGAAAC